AACTCGTCGAGGCGGACGGTCAGCCGATCCAGCTCCGCCATCGCTTCTTCGGCGGACAGGTCGACCCCGACCCGTACGTCCCGCAACGCTTCCATGCGCGCCCGGATGTCAGCCAACTCTGCGTCGAGCTCGGTCGCGTCCAGACCGACCCGAGGGTTCGGTAGGTCGCGCAACGCCGCCGTGACGCGGGCTTTGAACGCGTCGGCGAACGCACCGCCGGTCGAGTCGCCGGCGCGTGTCGACGAGGCGCGGGATTTCGCGGCCCCGTCGGTGATGCCCTTACCGATCGAGTCGGAGATCTGCCCGCTGATCCGCTGCCCCAGGTCCCGGCCGATCTGGTCACCAATAGGTGACAGTTGGGCGCGGAGCGTGGTGGCGAATTTTTCCGCCGAGGGCAGGACATCCACGGTCACGGAGCCGACGCTGACCATCACGCTCCCTTCGCACGCAGACGATCCAGGTAGGCTTGAGCGGCCGGGTTCAAAGCACGCACCTTCGCCCGTGATCCAGGCCGCGGAGTTGGCTCCGGCGGTTTCGGTTTCGGCTCCAACTGACCCGCCACCGCAGTCACATATTCGAGCCGGCGCACCGCGTCTTTCAGATCCGCAAGCTGGTAGTTGACGAGCGCCCACGGGCCGAACTTCTGCTCACCGGCGACCAGATCCGACTCGGGCGCCTCATCCCGCAACGTGGTCTGCGTCCACGACTCCTGCGGCAGCTTCTGGATGAGCACCCACAGCCGCCGGTAGGACAGTCGGCCGGTGAACAGGTCCCGCAGGTCAACCTGGTAGTAGCGCTGCAGGTCGGCCTCTACCGCCTCGCAGTGCCCTTCGACCCATTCCGTGAGGGCGACGATTTTCCCCGGCTCTCACCGGTCGCCTCCTGCCAGGCGGTGAAGAACGCTTCGACGTCGTCGTTCGTCGGGTCCGCGTCCACCCACGCGTCGAAGTCCTCAGGTGAGAGGACGAGTTCGGCCCAGCCGTCGAAGTCGCCTTCCCGCAGCGCCCTGTTGGCGCGGGTCTTCCACCGCCCCGGCGGTGGGACGGTGACTTCGACCTTCGCGTCGTCGGTGACGAGCGGCACCACAACACCCTCAACAGGTGCAGCGGCGTCCGCCCGTACCGCGTCCAATTCGCTCATCCGACGACAGCATCAAGCAGGTAGGTGCGGGCGATCGAGATGCCGGTCGCCGGGTCGACGTAGGCGGTGATCGTCACCCCGTACTCGGTGATCGTGTCCGTCTTGTAGACCGGGTTCTTCCGCGCGGTGATCTCACCCTTCGGCACGTAGAACCGCGCGTGGTTCGTGCCTTCGAGCACGTCGAACACCCACGCCCGAATGTCGATCTTGCCGGTCGTGTCGTCGTTGAACTTGAGCAGTTGACCAGCCGCACCGGGAGTGCCGGTGCTTACCGCGATCGACGGCGAGGTGCCGCCGGTGAAGTTACCCGTCGCGGTGAGCTGGTCGACGTTCGTCCCGGCCAGCGCACCGACGAACGTCACCGTGTACGGGCCACCAGCCGAACCGCTCACCGTCACGTTACCCGCGCCGATCGTCGACAGAGCCTGCAGCGCCGCCTGCACGGCAGCCGCGGTCGCGTTGTACGCGAGATCCGTGGTGGCCTGCCCGCCGAACACGAGGACGAAGTCACCGCCCGTCGGGGTGCCGCTTATCGTCACCGTCTGCACTTCGTTCTGCGCGGTACCCGAAGGAGTCGGCGTGGTCACCTTGTAGAACAAGCCCAGGACGGTCGCGTTCGACTCGAGGAACGTCACGTCGAACGTCTTCTGCTGGTCAGTCACCACACTCTTGAACGTGGTGATGTCACCCCACCGCTTGAACGAGGTACGCGTCTCCTGCGCAGCCTCAGACAGACCGTCGACGCTCAGCGCCCCGCAGTCCGCCCAGGGCGTGGTGAGCGCGGTGAGATCGACCGGAGCGGCGGTGCCGTAAGGGGCGACGGACGCGATGCCGTCGGCCATAGCGAGTGCATAGTCAGTGTCGACAGCCATCGTGGACCCTTTCTAGGACCGGATGCGGATGCGGTACGTCGCGCCGAACCGGCGCAAGCTCGTGTTGTCGTATGGGCGCCACGAGGGGCCTGTGATTGTCTGGACCTTCGTGACGGTCGCGCCGGCCAACGTCAGGCCGGGCAGGGTGACGCGCAGCGCGTCATGCACCCTCGCTGCCAGGGCGCTGACGGACTCCCGATCAGCCGCATAGCAGTCGACGTCCACGGTGGGCGCGTCGAACGACGAAAGATTGTCGTCGTCCGCCCCACCGATCCGGGTGACCTGCACGTAAGGCAAACCCGCCAGAAAACTGCCAGGCGGGTCGTCGGCTGGAAGGTCGGTGACCGCACGGACGGTGAGCGTCGAAGCGAGCCACGGGATCAACAGCGCCTCGACGTCGGCGTTCACTTGCCCTTACGTGCCTTCCGGGGCTCAGCCTTCTCCGCCTCGGCGGGAACGGCTCGGCGCTGGTTGAACAGCACGCGCGCCCGCTCGTCCGTGACGTCGAGGTACTCGACGCCTTCCCGGTCGATGTCGCGCTGGTAGGTGAGACGCACTCGTGGCATAGGACAACTCCTCAATCGCGAGCGTGATCAAGCGCTTTACCCAGCACACGGAACCGCGGGGTGTCCGACGTGCCCCATTCGACGTACCAGGCGGCCGGATCTGTGTTCGTCACCCGGCCGAACGCCCGGCGCGTCTTCCCCTCACGAACCCCGGAGGAGACTTCGAACGAATCCTTGTAGTGGGTGCCGTCCTTGCTGCGCGGGTCGAACGGGGCCATCGCCTCCGCAGCGGCCTTCACCTTCTCCGCACGGCGCAACATCTCCGCCTGCATCTCCGGCGAGCACAACATCTCGCCGATGCCTTTGTAGTCGGCGTTGAAGCTCACCCCGTCACCGACTTCAACCGGACCTGCACACCTGCCTGCCAGCCGGTGAACGGTGACCGCCAGTCAGACGGCGCGCCGTCCACGTCGTAACGGACGCTGCCGACGATCACCGCATCTACAGCAGTCACGTCGGTACCTGCGGGCAGGTAGACGGTCGGCTGGCTAATGACCATGTCCTGGCCTTGCACCTGCTCCGTCGACCCGCCCGGCGCGAACACACCCGGCACCGTCGACTGGACTTCCGTGTAGACGTCGTTGCCGTAGGCATCCTGGCCGCTGACCGTCCGGCCGACCAGGGTGACCGTGTCGGCGAGCAACGGGAAGGTCACGGGTACCAGCCGGGGCCGTCAGAGCCGTAGTCGATCCCGTAATAGGTGCCGACGTCCCAGGGTGGCAGGTTCTGCCCGGCGTTCGCCGGTGTGGTGTCGACGGTGAACGCG